AAGACCAACAAATAAAACAATACTATTTACGCTTGCACGGCGGTCATTAACGGTTGTTGTTGTAGTCCCAGAGCTAATTGTAAACTCGCCTGTGGAGTTAATCTTACCTTCCATAATATTGTTTACCACCTCAGAAATCTGACGTGGTGAACCACCTTCTTTGGGAAGATTACGGAACTGATTAGCCATTAGCGACGACCTCTAATCTGACCATCAACATCAACACCCTGCACATTTGTCCAGTTGCCGCTCAGGTTTAATCGCACACGATGAAAGCGACCAGATGAGCGTACTGGACAGAAGTTATCACTGTTCAACGTCGAAGCCGCACCAAAGCTAACCTCAGAATTGTTAGAGTCACGAGAAGCAACCTGTGCAGTAATCGTAGCAGTTGTGCCGCTACTATTTTCGACATACGGAATAATGTTATTAACAAGGGAACTACGCCCCGCCTGCAAATCAAACTCGCCAGTCTCCACAATAGCATCAAGGTTTTCACCAGTGAATGTTTGAATCTTTTTGTCCTTTGCACCAGCAAAGAAAAACTCTCCCCCCTTGTAAACCGATGAATCAAGTGAACTAGGGAGAGTGTCCAGATTACTAGAAATAGCAGCAAGACCTTCAAGAGTATAACCAGCAGTGAATAAGGAAGCCATAGCGTCCAAACCAATATTAGCAGTACTCCAGCTATCCGTTGCATAGTTATAAATAATCAACTCATCAGGTGAGCCATCCCCAGAGTCAACGCTAGGATAAGACCAGACAACAATTTGACGGGAGGGGTCAACGACGGCGCTCATTCGAGCAGAGTTGTTTGACTGAAACCTCTTCAAAAAATATCTGTTTATCTTCTCTGCGCCAATCGGCTTAGAGGACTGACCATCAAATACATAAAAGCCATCATCAGAAAGATAAAATACATTGCGACCAACAGAGGCAACCGAACCAGAAATCTTACAGCCACGTTGTAATTGAACTTTATCAAATTCAAAGACAAGTGGAGAGCCAACATACTGCGCCCGTACAATACCCTTCTCCATTAGAATAGTTGCATACTCGCCGCCAACAAGTCCAGTCACTGCACCCATGTCAGATATGTCCTGAAAGTCAGCTTGTGTATTTGCACTCACAGCCCAGCTATCATAATCACCAATACCAGACCATCGAATACGATATGGTTTCTCACCATCTGTGGTGTCATTAGTATGGCCGCACATTACAAAGTCGCGCACAACCGCAATGAACTTTGCTTTGGGCGGAGTTCCAGCTAAGTCAGCAAAGCGCCCACCACCAGCAGCCGTTATTGTTTGTATTGGGTCACTGTAGTTGGTTGCAATAACGGCTTCTCCAAACTGAACAAAGCGCCAAGAATAGCCATCACCAGTTGTGTAAGATGCGTCAGATGTTTTGGAAATATCATCTAAGCCAGAATCGGTAGCGTCAAATTTATAAAGAGAGTTTTCATCTCCAACATAAATAGCAGATGACGCAGAGTCATCTTTTGCTGCAAACATGCCGCGAATAAATTTATTAGAAGCTCCAGAAAATGGAAGCACATTAGGTAGGTTGCTATAACCATTAGCTGCTGGCACTACATTGGTAGCGACTGTCGCTCCCGCATTTTGATACGGTGGTTGGTCAGGTAAAAATTGTCCTAGCTTAATCATTGTATATTCCAACTCTCAGAGCCTTCAGAAACAACAGTCCATATTTCTGTTCCCTCTGAAACCTCTGACCATGTTTCGCCTTCTTCTGTTACTATAGACCAGTCTTCGCCTAAAATCTCTACATCTGTTTCAGTAAAATTAACAACCGCAGAAAGTGCAGCAGCACCAATAAACTCGCCAGTGGCAACGGCATCCATAAGCGCCTGAGTTGCTGGTGTAGCAGAGCCAGTTGCAAGAACACCACCAGTGGCAGTCATCGTGGCTGGGCCAGCTACCAGAGATGCACCAAACTGAACTCGAATACCATCTGCGGTAATAGTGGCGGTAACATTTGTGTTACCCTCGCCAAATTGTATGCGTATGCCTTCTGGCGTAACAGTAGCAGACGCAGANGNNGNAGCAGCACCAAACTGAATCCTGATAGCAGAAGAAGATAATGTTGCAGATACAGAAGGTGTAGCCTCGCCTTCTCTAACCGCCACTGTCGTCCAAAAAGAAGCGTCCAACAATTCTTGGCGCATCTGGTCAAGATTGCCGTGGACATTTAGTTGGTCAAGGGGTGGCCCAACAACATCGCCCATAACTAAGCAGCCGTAATATCAATGCCTGATGCAGCAATCTTAAAGATGTCACCGTCAGCGATGGTTTTTGAGGTAGTCAGAGCTGAGTGGAAAAGCAGGTTTCCAGAAGTCGATGCGTCCCAAAGACCGATATGGGTAATCGTACCAAAGTCACCACCAGAAGCAGCGGGGAACTCAACAGCACCGCTGTTAGATGCCGTTCCAGACGAGGATGCAGCAAAAGCAATGGTCTGACGTGCATAGCCGTTGCCACTTACCTCTGTGCCTGTACCAGCATCAGTTGGGTCAGCGGTGTGTAGCGCAACATAAACATTTGCTGGCGAAGACGTGCTAGACGTTCCAAGAAAATGGTCGAGAAACTTGTTCTCAAGGTAATCACTCATTGCGCTCATGTTAGTTCTCCATAGTCAGATTTCATTTGAAGAGCAGAACCAGCTTGTTTACTGCGCTCTTCTTCGCGCTTAACTTCGTCAATAGCCCGTGTAAACAACTGCTCATATACAGTCGTTTTTTGGTCATCCATTAGATATACACTAGCAGAGGCTAAAGCGCCATAGAGATATGCGTCTGGGTGACGAGTTAAAATTTCATTCGTTGTGTTGCTGTCTGAAAGGTCTGGTATGCCTTCCATATATACAATCTCTGCCGTATAAGCAGAATCAGGTTCAGGGGCAAACTTAATCTCGCCACCAATAATTGTATAAGCGCGAGGCTTGCCCTGCGCGTTGCTTGCATAAAGCTCATCAAGTTTTGCTGGTGTGTAATACTCAAGAACCTCTTTTGGGGAGGTGTTTAGCTTTACAAGGCGAATAGAGCGTAAGTCAGTTGGCAAAGATACATATGCGTCACCGCCTGTGAGTGTGGCTGTCGCCCTTTTTTCTTGGCTACGAGCGTTCATCTCACGAGACATACGAGACTCAGCAATAGAGATAAAATCAGGTATCTGCGCGGTCAAATCATCACGAGCCAAGAAGTTGGCGATAGATGTCTTTAGCTCGGAGTAATTTGTGATTGCCATTATACTGTACCGCCACTGGTTCTAAAAAACCGATTATCGTATTCGTTAAGCCACTTTTTCCAACCAGTAGGGTTATCCTTTGGCTGGCCTAGCTCTTGGATTAGCTGATGATACAACGCTGTGGGTATTTCTGCAACCTTCTGTTGGTGGCGCTGTGTGTTGCCAATCAGAGAGTTTGAGCGGTACTCATTACGCTCTGCTGCGTTGCGAGAAAGCAAGGAGCTAACATCCTGACTGCTTTCAAAAATAATCTTTCCGCTTTCGTCAAAATGCGCCCACGTTTCTTTCCCCGTGACCGCATCTTTTTGTACAAGTTTCTTCTTCATCTTTCTCCCCTAAAGTGAACGGGGGTAGCCGAAGCTACCCCCTCAACACTTACGACAGGTCGTAAACAGCGCCATGCGCTTTTGGTGCTGAAACTTTGAGTGTCCATTCCGTAAGGATTTGGAACTTCTCAGAGTCACCCGTTTTCGCCATTTCTTGTACGGCGAAGTTACGGTTTGGCAATGTGCAGATTGAAGCGTAGTCACTGTCCAGCAGGTACACGCGGTCATCTGAAGCAAAGCGGTCGATTACAACGTCGAGCTGACCGAAATCGGACAGATACAGCGAAACCGACCCAACGATAGCTGCTTCACGAGGAGCAGTATAGTTGATTTGGTTGGTTGCAACTGAACCGCTGTTCAAGTCGCTGAAGGCGGCTTTCTTAGCAGGAGAAACAACCAGCATGTTAGGCTGACCACCATCGGTGTAAGCAGCTTGCATTGCAGTGTCGATTTGAGCCAGAGTCAAAGCGCGGTTC